AAAGATCCCGTCACTGACGAGATAGTCGAACAAAGGAAGAAAGCATGGATGCCTGCACAAAAGCCTGTCCGCGGGGTCGGGGAAGAGGAGCAGGATATTGCACCTGCGAAGGTTAAGAGAGGCGCAAGGACAGAGATATATCGTATGCTTGATGAGGGAGCCACTGAAGAGATGATTCGATCAGCTTTTCCCTCAATTCAACCCGCTACACTTAGAACCTACTTATATGTTTACAATCGTGCCCACAACAGATCAGAGGGAGCGAGCGGTCGGGAGTTTGGAAAGCCACAGCCTGGAATGAGAACCGAAATATATCGTATGCTCGATGAGGGAGCTACTGAAGAGATGATTCGATCAGCTTTTCCAAAGGCACATCCAGGAACGATCAAGTCCTATATATATGCTTATAACCGCGCTCATGGTATTACGTCAACAAAGGCTAAGAGAGGCGCAAGGACAGAGATATATCGTATGCTTGATGAAGGTGCTACTGAAGAGATGATTCGATCAGCTTTTCCGGCGATCCAGCCAGCAACACTTAGGTCTTATTTATATGCCTATAAACACTCACACAACAATAAACTAAATTAAAAGGAGGTCTATTATGCAAGAACAGCAGTCAGTCAATACGGCCAAGCGTGGAATGCGCGCCGAGGTATATCGTATGCTCGATAGCGGAGCCACTGAAGAAACGATTCGATCAGCTTTTCCATCTGCGAATCCTGTAACTCTCAGGTCTTACTTGTATGCGTACAATCACTCTCACGGCATCGTAAAAGCACGTCAAGGAATGCGGGCTCAGGTATACCGCATGCTTGACGGTGGAGCAACTGAAGAAGAGGTTCGTGCTGCTTTTCCGTCCGCGAATCCCGTAACACTTAGGTCTTATTTATACGCATATAAACACCGCGTTGGCAAACCAGATGCACAGTAATTAATAGTATAATATTATTTTCTTTAAATCCAAAACAAGCGGAGGTATATATTGGCTAATCAACAAGCATTACTGTCAAAGATTGATTCTCTCGCTGAAAAAGCCTGTACACTTATGCAAGAGGATGAAAAGGAAGAATTCTTTCGCAGCATCGAACAGAGCCGGTTCCGGTTTAAAGTACGATTGCTGCGAACTTATTACAAAGGCCCGCGAAAGGGACAACCTCGGGAACTTTACAAGGTTGATGGTGTCATCTTCAATCAGTTATGGGAATTGTTGCAACCCTACGCGGCAAAGTCTGCTTATCACAGTCACTACGGCAGACCAGACAGTGCAGCCGATATAGAGGACGACATTGCAGAGATTCGCTACTCGGTCTTCAGCATTCTACAGAAGTACGGACCGACACCTAATAACCAGAAGTTTTCACAGTTCTTCAAACGACTGGTTATTGAGATCTTACGAAACAGTGCCAATCGCGATGGGAGGTCAAATAAGAATAAGAGGAAGCAGGAAGTGCACAATCCCATTTCACTTGATCGCACTACTGATGAAGATGGAAATCCTCTCCTCAACACAATCCCAGTGGAAGAAAATGAATACCCTGAGTTTTGGTGCTCCCTTCCTGAGCAGCTAATTCCCGCAGTTAGATTAATTGTGACAGGAAGTTTGACACTGAAGGAAGCCGCCGATGAGTTACGGATTCCCGTCGTGGAGCTGAGAAGTCAGTTAAAGTCTGTAATAGCCAACATTGCGTAGAAAGGAATGCAAGAAACATTATGAAAAAGAGCATTTGTTTATTAAGCGGTGGATTGGATTCAAGTACCACACTTTTTGTTGCTAAATCAGAAGGTTACGATCTCTATACCTTGTCCTTTCTATATGGTCAGAAGCATAAGAGAGAGCTTTCCTGCGCGGAAGAGCTCTCTCTTATTGTCGGTGCGAAGATGCACAGGGTTGTCACATTACCAACTCCAACTGGCACCTCGTTGACTGGTAAAGCAGTACTCCCCACCGACAGAACTCTTGAAGAGATGTCAGTGGAGATTCCTACCACATACGTACCTGCTCGGAATACACTTTTTATAGCCTATGCTCTTCAGTTCGCAGAGGAGGTAGACGCTGATGCCATTTTCATCGGGGCTACAGCGCAGGATTTTAGTGGCTACCCTGATGATAGGCCTGAATACATAGAGGCTTGGCAGAAGCTGATAAATCTTGCTACAAAGAAGACGGTAAGTGGTGGGACAATTGAACTCAAGGCGCCGTTACTACATCTGTATAAAGCAGAAATTGTCGAATGGGGTCTCGAATTAGGAGTTCCCTATGAAAAAACGTGGTCATGCTATGCTGGGGGGAGCAAGCCTTGTCTCGAGTGTGATAGTTGCCAGCTGCGTATTAAAGGTTTCAAAGAAGCAGGACAACGAGACCCGCTAGTTGATGAAATAACCTGGGATCGGTTGCAAAAGATCGATAATAGGTATAGGTTGGTCTAATGTGCGGTATAACAGGTATACTGGTCGGAGGTGACGGNGCAGAAGCGAGAGCCATCTTTAAGCAACTACTGATTGCTTCAGAAATACGTGGACAAGATGGCACCGGAATTACGATCGGTCAAGTTGATTACGATGAACTCAAAACGCAAGTTCAAGTTGATCGTAATCAACTTGTAACTTTTCGATCTCCTCTAAAAGCCTCACAAGCTGATCTTGATACTTACCTTAAGTATATTGGGCATGCTTCGATGGCCATTGCTCAGAATAGACTTGCAATCTTTGGATTGGGGCATGAGAATGATCAACCTCTCGTAAACGATAAAGCTAATGTTGCTATTGTGCATAACGGCAACCTAATAGCGTATGAAGAGAGGTTTAAGTACTGGAAACTGCCTCGAAAACTGCAAGTGGATTCTGAGTTAATTCTTCGTATTATCGAGATATTTGGGATTGAACTAGCTGAGGATTATCTCAATGCTCTTGATGGCGACATGGCTATTTTAGCACTTGCTGATAATGAACAACATGAGTCAGCAATTTACGCATACCGACGCTATAAGCCCCTCTTTACTGTTGTCGTAAATCNTAACCGATATTTCTTCTCAACTGAAAGAATAGGAAGAAAAGTCTTTTCAGCCGGAATAGAATTTCACAAAATAGAAGCCAATCGGCTTCACAAGTATACCATATAGAGCATAAGTGAAAGAATATCTACCTTCTCATCACCAGGACAACTGTCAAGCTTGTCCTTTAGCACAGCTTGGGAGAACACAGGTTGTGCATTCCGTATTACCGAAAGATGCAGAGGTTCTTCTTATAGGAGAAGCTCCAGGCGAGCAAGAAGATAAACAAGGAAGGCCGTTTGTTGGTCCTGCAGGCGATGAACTAACCTCCGCTTTACTGTCTGCGGGGTTCACAAGAGACGCAGTTGCTGTAGTGAATGTTTGTAGTTGTCGCCCGCCGGCAAATCGCGCGCCTACGCGAGAGGAGGCGAAGGCCTGCTTTGAGTTTCTTGATAAAGAAATACAAGAACTGAAGCCAAAGGTTATCGTTACACTGGGTACAACCGCATTAGCAAGTTTGATTCCTGGCGCAAGAGGCATTACGCAGATGCGCGGTCGATGGTTTGAGAGTGAGAGATATAATTGTTTAATTCTCCCCACTTACCACCCAGCTTATGTTCTCCCCATGCGCCATCCCGAAGCAAAATCGTTATTGATCGGGGATCTAAAGAAAGTAAAAGACTATTTAGATGGTAAGATAACAGTAAATGCGCGGCCAGAGTTTACACAGTACCAGATAAAGACGGAGAGACAATTAGATTGGCTTGTTGATGTTTTGAATAACGTTGATGTTTTCTCCTGTGATACAGAGACGACGAGTCTTAACCACCTCCTCGCCAAAATTTTTATCATTTCCTTCTCTTGGGCGGATGCAGTCGGTGCGTTTATTGATACGCGCTATATTAATTTCCCTGAGTCGGTATTATGGGAGAAACTGAAACTAATATTGGGAAATCCAGCGAAGAAAATTTTTCAAAATGGGAGTTTCGATATTAAGGTCTTTATGCGCTACGGCATTAAGGTGCGTAATTACTATTGTGATACATTATTAATGCACCATCTCTTGCAAGAAAATAGCAATCACGGACTGGATATTCTTGCTATGGAGTATACAAATTATGCTGGGTACTCCATTCCATTGGATCAGTATGTGACACAGCATAAACATGACGACGACTTTGACTACTCGCAGATACCGATTGAATTGCTTCATCCCTATGCTGTTCTTGATGCAATTGTGACACTCGCTTCTTACAACGCAATGCTCCCGTTGATTTACGAAGAGCATCTAGATGAGTTGCTCTTTACTCGTGTGATGCCCGCACAGAAATTATTGATGCAGGTTGAGTATTATGGGGTAACCATTGACAGAGAGTATTTAACTCAGTTGCAGCAGCGCTACGAAAAGGATTTGAAGCACAAGATGGATCTTATTATGCGCGTTCCCGAAGTTATGAACTACAAGAACAGCAAGGAGATTGCTATAAGAAGAGAGCTTGAACGAACGTATGCGCAACGTTTTGTTAAATCAGCAAAGTTTCAGCGCGATTTCCCGACCTTTCAAAGTTATTTTGATTCATTACCAGAACACAAGAAGACGTTCGTTTTTAATCCTCAGTCTCCTACTCAGCTAAGAGAACTGCTCATCGATCGAATGCACTTACCTGTATTGAAATCGAAAACTAGCTCAAAGGGAGAAAATCCCAGTCTTGACAAATCCGTCTTAGAGGAGTACGCAAAGACAAACAAGTTTTGCTCATTATTAGCTGAACACCGGAGCTTAGCAGGTTTGAAGGCTAAGTTTGTCGACGGGATGCTTGAGGCAAGCGCTATTGATGGCAAGGCTCACACGGAGTACTTACTCTTTGGTACAGTAACGGGGCGTCCGTCAAGCCGCAATCCAAATCTTAATAACATACCAACGACATCTACCTCAGCTGAGATAAAGAATCAGTTCATACCAGACAGTCCCGATGACTGGATTGTTGAAGTTGACGGATCACAAATGGAATTTCGTACCTGGTGTAATTACAGCCAAGATCCTCAAATGTTACACGATCTTGAACAAGGTGTAGATATACATAAGCTTATGGCTGCTGCAGGTAAGGGTGTAAATATTCCGAAGGGGGATTTGTCAGATCAGGTTTATAAAGAGATTGTAAAAGATGTTACAAAAGCACAGCGTCAAGAAGCAAAAGCAATTGTTTTTGGAGTCATGTATGGGCGCAGTTCAAGAAGTGTGGCGGCACAACTCGGCATCAGTGAAGCTGCGGCTCAAAAAGTAGTAGATAAGTTTTTTGGGCGCTATCCTGTAGCAAGAACGTGGATATTGAAGACGCAGGGGTTTGCACGCGTTAATGGGTATGTTGTTAATCTGTTCGGGCGGAGACGCCGGCTGTTGAAGATTAATTCGAAGATACCCGCTGAGCGGGAGGAGGCACTGAGACAAGCGGTTAATAGTCCTATCCAAGGCGGAGCTTCTGATATAGTTCTCGGGGCTGGTATACGTATTTACAGGAGATTTGCNGAAGTGGCGCGTACAGAGGGCCTTCTTACATTCCCTGAAAATCGTTTAATTCTAACGGTTTACGACTCGCTGTGCTATACTCTCCAAGACAAAAGCGCAGATAGGGGAATTGAGATAATATATGAAGAGATGACGCGACAAACAGAGAAAATTACCGTTAAGTTAGATGCATCGATAAAAATCGGAAAGCGTTGGGGTGAAACATTAGAGTTTCCTAAGCCAACACNTAATTGGCGTGAGCTATATTATGAATTCATACAAAAAGGGAGGTCAGTATGAAAAAGGGACTTACTTGGGCAGTGAGAGAGGTTGCAAAAACCGAACCCTGCTCCCAGCATCCTCATCAAATGAGCTGGTGGTTGAAACACGTTCATTTGAAACTCGGCGAACCAGTATTATACAAGCCGGAGAAACATTTATTTAAAGCGCTAGAGCGTTTATCAAAGGATGGTAAACAGCCAGCAGTTGTACGAAGAGTAAAGCGGGGAATTTATAAATCAATCGGTTACAAGCGTCGAAATACAGAAGATTTGTAATATAGTTCAAGAGNAACAGGAAATTAGAAAGGAGTTACAGTGGACAAAATTTTAATCTATAGTAAGGAAGCAAGAGAAAGNTTAAAGCAAGGTGTTGATAAAGTTGCTAATATGGTAAAAGTAACGCTCGGNCCAGGAGGACACGTTGTTGTACTCGATCGAGTATTTGGCTATCCTGCGGTAACAAAAGATGGAGTTACTGTTGCAAAAGATGTTGACGTTGGTGATCCAGTTGAACGTTTAGGAGTAAAGCTTGTTCAGCAAGTAGCACAAAAGACCGCTGAAGATGCTGGTGATGGAACAACAACAGCCACACTTCTCACTCAGATGATGCTGAATGAGGGGTTGTTAATGCTCAATAATGAAGTTAATGTGGTAAAGCTTGCAGAGGGGATACAACGCGCTGTAGATGAAGCGATACGTTTTCTTGGGCAAAAGCGAGTTCCTATTGAAACATTAGATCAGATTTCCCAGATCGCTACTATTAGTAGTAACAACGATGCAGAGATAGGAAATTTGATCGCGAAAGCTTACAATGAGGTGGGCAACGATGGAGTGGTAAGCTTAGATAACTCGCGTACTTCAGAGACTACAGTTGAGATTAATTCGGGAATGCAGCTTGATAGAGGCATGGCTTCTATTCACTTTGCCGATACACCAACGTCAATGAAAGCGGAGTTGAAGGATGCTCTCGTTATTTTATATGACGGAAAGCTAAGCGATCAGAGGCGTTTGTTAGATTTCTTCAATCCAATGATGCAACAATATCCTGGTGTACCTGTATTACTCATTGCGGATGAATTTGATACATTCGTTTTGCAGGTGCTGGCCGCGAATAATGTGAAGGGTACAGTTAGAATACTCGCAGTGCAGACTCCAGGCTTTGGTGAGTATCAAGATGAAGTTATGAATGATATCGCAGCAGTTGCAAAAGCTATTCCCTTCTCAGAGAACGCTTTCAGGTCATTTACCTATGAAAATGCGCATTGTTTAGGAAGGGTTGCTAAAGTTACNGCAACAAAGAACGAAACTGTGATAGTTGGTTATTCCGATAATGCGGAAAGAATAACAACACGCGCTCAGGAGATAAAGGAGCAGATTGAAAATGCTCCTACTCAGTATGACAAGCAAAGAATACAGGAAAGACTTGCGAGATTGACCGGTGGTATTGCAGTTATACGAGTCGGAGGTGCTACTGAGGCTGAGCAGAAAGAGAAAAAAGATCGTGTTGAAGATGCTTTGCATGCAACGCGAGTAGCCATTCGCAGCGGCGTGCTTCCTGGCGGCGGTATTTCTTATTACCGAGCCTCCGAAGCAGTATACAGGCTTATGGAGAGAAATCCTGATAAGTATGGCACGGACGTACTTAATGGAATGGGTATTGTTGCACGCGCCTTAAAATCGCCTCTAAAGACGATTTTAAATAATGCTGGATTGAATTATGAGACAGTTGTTGAAAAGCTTAATAGTACAGACTTGGCAGATACAGAAAAATTTTCCTATGGAATAAATGTAAAAACCTTACAATATGGAGATTTGCACAAACTTGGTGTGATTGATCCTTACGAAGTTGTTAAGTCTGTTATAGAAAACGCAGCTTCTGTTGTAAAGTTGCTGCTCATTACGGAAGGCGCAGTTGCAATGACTGAAAAAGACAAGAAAGAGCTGATTCAAGATCCAAAATTACACTAAAATTTGAATAATTTACAAGAAATTACTGAAAATCTCGATAAAATAGTTGTAGCCTATTATTATCGGACTGATATTTTAGCTAAACTCGCACAGTTTTTTGAGCAATCTTTGCAAGAAAATGCGCGTGCGTTGAATTATCTCACTTCTGTACGCGGTTTAAGTCATGAAATTCTTAAAAAATATCGCGTTGGTTACTGNCCCTCAACGGATTTAGTGCTGAAATTTGCACAAGATAACAATATTGGNATTGCAGATCTTGTGTCAACAGGCGAATTACACCTTTTGGAAGACGGAACATACAGAATGAGACAAAGTGGCAGAGTTGTTTTTCCTTATACTGATTTTGAAGGGAGAATNACAGCCTTTTTTGCTCGGAGTTTAGAAGAACACCCCCAGATTAAGTATATAAATAGTCGCAACAGCTTAACCTTTTTTAAGGGTGCAACTTTTTACGGACTATCTCAAGCCTTAGACGCCATTAAACAAGAATGCTGTGCTATTCTTGTAGAAGGAAGTATTGACGCTCTATCGATGGCAAATGCTGCTTTTGCAAATGTGCTCGCTGTTGGTACAGCCGGCTTGACAGAATATCAAGTTCTTTTATTGAAGTTACTTACTAATAAGGTTATTACAATCTTTGATAATGATGCCGCCGGAAGAAAAGCAACCACTGTAACCGCTAATCTTTGCCGAAGTTATGCCTTAGAACACATTTCTATTGATATTTCCCCCCTTGCTGTAAAGGATATTGACGAGGCGTTGCGCAAGTTTGGCGCGCAGCCGATTGCGCAAATATATGCTACTCTTCGATAAGATTTCCACTCCTACATTTTGAATCTTTGCCAGTTTCCATCTAACTATCATAGAAGTAATAAGATAAGAGAGAAAGAACATGAGCCTCAATCAAAGTATACGCAGTTTTTACAGTATTACGAAGAGTATGCAGCAGAAAATTGATGCTGTAAACAGTATGCTCAAGAAGGGAAACGCCCCTATTCGTAAGACCGCCTCAAAAACCGCAGTGAGAGAGATATTGCTGAAGGAAGCTTTAGCAAGCAAACGGTTCAGCAGTATCGGCTATGGTTTGTATAAAGAAGCGGATACGGCTGACGACTACGGGCGAATTTGGGTCAAAAAAGTATTCGAGGATCCAAAGACGGGCAGCAAGGAAGAGTGGCTTGTTGTGTACTCTGACGATAAGGATGACATAATCCGCCAGCTTGCAAGCGAGCAATGGAGGGGATTGCGTAAGCAAGCGGGTTACGATGATGATATACNCAAAAGGTGCCCCTACTGCGAGGTTGAAATGGTCGAGACTCCCGATGGAGAAGATTTAGAGTGTCCGGAATGTGGATATACAAGAAGCAAGCGAGCTTCACTTCAGAGGGCTGCAGGTGTCGTTGAAGAAGAAGTTGAGGTAGAAGTTGAACCTGAGGTTGAACCAGAGGTTGAACCTGACATAGAACCAGAAGTTGAGCCTGANNTTGAACCCGATATAGAACCAAATGAGGAACCAAATGAACGTCCGAGTCCGTTCAGATTTCCTCACATACATCCAGAAGAAGCGCCCAGACCAAAGGCATTTCAGCGTTTAGCGCACATTGTAAGAGAGGATGGAAAGTGGTATGTTTACAACAAGGANAAGTCGAAGAGGCTGAGCAAGGGGTATAAGGATCGAAAGGATGCCGTTAAGAGATTACAACAGATAGAGTATTTTAAACATCGTAAAGCAAGTTTGGAGAAAGAAGCTGTTCATCCTCCAGGAAGAAAGCACGAGGTGGAAGAGTTGAAGAGACTAAATATACCAGAGGGAGAGGCTTTTGCCATCTCCTGGAAACAGTATAATCAGTATGGCGAACCAAAACATCATACTGAATACTACAAGAAACATCACAGAAAGAAAGAAAAGAAGAGCGCGCGCGAGGAGTTGGTTGATTTGCTCATTAAACAAGCTTCTACCGAGGTTATCGATGTTGAAGGAACGAAGACATGGTTTACCGATGGAGAGGTAAGTCGTCTTGATGGACCTGCGATTATACATACTGATGGAAGCAAAGAGTGGTGGGTAGACGGCAACTTTGTTGGCGCTTCTATAAAAGGCTTTACGGACGCAGATTTTGAACAGTGGAAGAAAGCACACTTCGGTAGATCTTCTTCNGCTAAGATGGCGGCTTCTCAAGTAAAGCCGAGTGACATACCTCTTGCTCCTGGAATAAAAGAGAAAGAGATAGAGATGCGAGAGAGTGGCGGTCAGCAAAATGCTACAGTCTCTGTAACTTTTAACGATGCAGAAAAGGGGCTGGATTTCTATTTAAACAATATAGCAGAGGCTCCGAAGCCAGCAGAAGTGCCACCAATGGTTAGCCAGCAGCTAGCGCAAGCTCAGACACCTCCTCCACCACCGCAGCCGCAGCCACAGAAACAACAATCAACGATTCTCACTTCGAGAACGGGGATTCCGGAGGTAATGCTTTATCGCGACTATATTAACGGCATAGTAAGATACAGTTATGTAGATGAGTATGGTGATGAACAATTTGTTCCGATGCCAAAAATAGAGCGAAAAATAGGAAGCCTTATACAGAGGCCAGATAGACATGGAATGATGCGAGTAGCTGGCTTTATCGATCGTAAGTTTCTGCCAAAAGAGGATCTGATAGCAAAGTTAGCAGAAGATGTTTCCGATACAGTACCGCCAATGGCCTGGACAACAGGAAATGGTAACGATGTTGGTAGACCCGCTGGAGCCGGAGCACCATTGCCCCAGCAGCCAGAGCTGAAGAAAGATCAGCAAGAAGATGAGAAGGTTTTGTACGATAGCGAGGAAGCAGAAGAGGAGGGGCCGGAGTATCTAGTAAAAGTGCATCCGGATGATAAAAGTGTGACTGTCAAGTTTGAAGAGAATCCAGAGGAAGAGAATCTACATAAAGCTTTAGAACAATCACCTCCTCCACCTCCGTCAACACCGCCAATGCCGATCGTTAACCAGCCTGAGACGAACAATGCAGGCGTTCCCAATTCAAACGTGGAGTTTTAAATGATTATACCACCAATTGACGGCCCAATGAAAGAACACAAACCCGACTGGTTTAATGAACAGGAAATAAGAGAAGCTGCTAAACCGATTCTAAAGGCTCAAATAAGAAAGTCAGCTTCTTCAAGGGGCAGTGAGCCTATTACTGCACAGTATTTCTGTTCAGATTGTCGGAAGGTTTATCAAGCAGACGATAAGAGACTGGTTTTTCAGAAGAACGCTTCAAAGAATGCTTCATTAACTTGTCCACGGTGTGGAAAAGAGCTACGCATTTACAGGCAGGTTCGAAAGATTGAGCATGCGCAGCCCGCCGAGAGACAGATAGTAAAGAAAGCCGCTCTAGGTGATGCTAAAGGACAAACCTATAATACATATGTCGATCAGGTGTATTACTGGAAAGCCATTGATGCTCTTCAGAGCCACGTGGCTCGTATGGGATTTCCTCAAGCGAGGGTACGCTATATCTCAAGCGAGCACACAAAACAAGCTGGTCAAGCTTATCCGACCCTTAACACGATTAAATGTGCGATTCAATGGGAATATGCTAAAAAGTCGAATGCGATATCTTTTGCAACCGCAAAAGTATATGCCTCTGTTTCTTTTGATGAGGCTGGCCATATCAATCTTCCTACCGTATTTACGAATGCACAAGGTGTACAGTTCCCGTTTGATAAGCAGAATTTAGAAGCACAGCAAGGTATGCAACGAGAACCGAATGTGGGAATGAGATTTGATCAGCGTGGTGGACAGGTTCCTGTTACTTATCGCGAAAGAGAGATATGGCAATTTAGAGCGGCTGCACAACATCGAGGAAATAAGCTTATAAAGCAAGCATCTAGTACCGCTAAAGAGGAAGTTCATGAAGTAAACGGTCAGNTGCATAATACAAAAGGACCAGCGGTTGTACATAAAGACGGCTCCAAGGAATACTGGTTTGAGGGACAGTTGCANAGAGAGGATGGCCCTGCTTTAGAAGGGAGTGACGGCTTCCAGGCTTGGTATAAACATGGATCNCTGCATAATACAAATGGTCCTGCTGTTGTATATGCAAATGGTGATAAGGAATACTGGGTTGATGGAAGGTTTGTTCGCAAGGTAAGTGCAACTCAGGAGAAGAAAGCCGATTTTGGCGATTATATTGAACACAAAGACTTAAGGCAGATGTAGAATGGGTGCTATTCAGAGACGATTCTTTAAGAAACAAGCCGATGGGAGTTGGACTCCAAATCTGACTCAACCACAGCAACCACAGACAGCTCCTACGCCGTCACAAACTGTGCAGCCTGGACAAAAGATGATGAATATGCAGACTGGAGAAACTTATAATGTCGTTCGTCAGGTTCCAGGAAANGGAACAGTAGTCCAGAACGCGCAGACAAATCAACAAGGAATAATTCCTGAGAACCAGCCAAATCCCAATCTCGTCAATGTAGTTACAAAACAAACATTGGTGGATGCTTTAGCTAAGCAGGCTACGGACGGCACATCGAAAACTTCCGATCTTGACAAGGTACTTAAGGGAGTACTAGATGAGGTACTACCTGATTCCGAGCGCAATATTCCTGCTCAAGAGTTGCGAGAAGCGGAACAAAACTTTGATTCCAGTCTCGACGACTTAGAGGAGATTCATAGAAGTCCTGATGAGGCAACTATTGACGAAGAACAAGATGAAATAGCCGATAGATTGGATATGGCAGAAAAAGATCTTGAGGGTCCTTGGGATAGTGATCATGAAGAACAGGAAATTAACAAACTTGTTGATATGAGCAAACGTGATATTAATTATTTGAAAGATGAGTTACCTGATACAAAACCAGAACAGGTTCAAGAAGAGAGAGATGAGGTCTTGAAAAACTTATCACAAGCTAAAGAAGATGCTCAGGAAAAAGAGAAGAAAACTTCTCCCGCAGCTGCGAAAATAGTGGATGTTCTCGGAGTAAAGAGTTCTTGGGAGCAGAAAAAGAAAGAGCTTTTGGCAAAACAGGCGGCAGATCCTTATACTGTCGGTTATACAAACAAGCGCAGGGTTGATGAGAAATTGAAGAAAGAAGCCGCTTACAGTGCTCCTGACCCCAGACACATCAAGGATATTCATGGACACGATCCCGCAACAAATGCTCCAGTCCGAGAAACCCGCGACATACGAATAAGGCTCGATAATTTCCCAATTGGGGAATCAGAGGCAGATTCTAGTGGACTCCCGACTGATCCGACGAAGCAGAAGGGGTATCGAATCCCGTTTAGAGAGATGGATGAAAAGCAGGTAAGAGAAAGAGAGCATTTTCCCAATCAAGATAAATTACCGCTTTACAATATGAAGAGAGAGGAAATAAGTCAGTATTTAAAGAACTCCAATCCTGAGAGAAATTACGGTATTGCAAATTCTACGGAACCGCATGAAGAAGAAGCTATAAAACAAGAAAAGAACAAGTTCAGTACAGAAGAGCTTGAGTTGAGGGAAATAATCGGTATTTCCAAAGTGGCGGACAAGGAAGAGTCTGCAGAGGAAGAGGAAGGCGTGAAGGAGGGCCCGATTCAGTTTAAGGTTCTGCAGAAGGCTCCGCCAATAAAAGAATATGAGGAGCCTGCTCTTATAGGGCCAGCGAAAGATAAGGTAAAGGAAGCGATAACAAAGTTGCACAATGCTCAGAAGGAGCTGGCCGATATTAAAGCAGAGCTAGCAGAGAAATTAAGACCTCTGCAAGAACAGTCACTTGAAATAACGAAAGAGTATAATCCTAAAATAAAGAGTGCAGAAGACAGTGTAGCATCTTATCTGAAGATGTTGTACGAGCAGATCAGCGAAACAGAAAGTAAAGTTGTTCACTACGAAGATTTTATAATCGCTCGTGTAGAGCGTATGACCAACCCAACGAAGACTCCAACGTTAAACGAGGTGATTGAGAGAGCAGGTCAAATAAGCAAGGACCTGCAGAGTCAGATTATCGAGATCAAGAAGAAATTGCAGGAAGAGAACATGTCTTCCGTTCTTGAGCGATATCTTTACAAGTATCCAATTTCTAAATCTCATGAGAAGAAGATTACCTCCTCTTTGAGTTCTGCCGATCCTGTTTTTTCTATTATTTCCTGGCTAAGAGGGGTAATAAAGAACTTCCTGGATATAAATGAGATGTTAGATCAGGAATTGGAAGAACAAGACGCTTTTTGAGAGCTCCTCACAATAGAGCTTTACAACACAGTCGGAGTCAAATATGATAAAGTTAACAAACTTTTTTAAGGATTGTCCTAAGTGCGGGCGCCCTTTAAGACTCGATTACACGGAGCAAACAAGGATTTGCCCAAACTGTAAGACAGAAGTACGGTTGGCAGAAAATGAACGAAGATTTGTCGAGAGGAGAGCGTTGGATAATAGAAAATCTGCGCAAGCATAGTGATAGCGTGCAGATTCCTAGAAGGCGACTCTGCAAGATTTGTCAAGTCTTTAAGGATGATGAAGAGACCTTTGCAGAAATAACTCTAGATATCGTCCTGCAACGTAGGACCTGGGTGGAAATAATGCAGGTCTACAATCAAAAGCTTCCTCCTGGAGTCCCTCCCATTACAGAGATAAATATAAATTCCCATCGTCGTCATACTGATCCAGCACTCGTTGCTATGGCATTTTTACATAGCAAGGGGCAGCCAGTAAATGANGCCGAGCTGTTGAANGAACTTTTTCGACAGAAGCTAAAAAAGGAAATCGATCAGAGGCTTATTCATAATGAGATTTTCAGACAGAGAATAAGCAATGTTGAGGCGATACAGACACGAATAGAAGGCTTAAAAGAGAAGCTAAAATCGTCAACGATTGATGATAGAGAGTTAAGAGAGCTCGATCGTCTCATAGTAACGGCTGATGCCATTTATGGGGAAATACAAAAGATAGTATTAAGAAGCAAAGAGATAGAGAAGGGCACACCTAATACTCTTATTCAGATCAATCAAAACTTTATTAATAATGTAGAGGCCACTTTGCAAACGTACGCAAAGGAGGTCGCGGATTTCTTGCTACTTGATGTATTCAAGGACGATCCCGATAAAGGGAAACAAGTAGCTCTTACTCTTATGCAAATGTTGCAGAAGCTTGTCACTCCGTTGTTGCCGAAACCACAGGAAGTAGCACAGCCGGTCGAGTATAAGGAGGTTACACAGATTGAACAACCCTCCGAGATTAAAAACAACAATTAGCATTAGGGACATATGATAGATCTTACGTCTACCATTGAAAAGCGAGCTAATGAGCTTCAACTAATCCTTCCGAGGGAAGTTCCCGATGCGTTTCAATTTCTTGTTGCTGATAGTAATTATGTTAATATCGATGCTACTCCTTTTCAGAGACTCATAATAAAGCTTCGTTACAATCTATTTGAGCAGTATCCTCCTGATGAAGAAGAGCAGCGATTAATCAAACTTGAGAAGGATCTTTGGGGAATTACTCTCCCCCTTACACAAACCCAGCGAATAAAGTATCTAACGCTTATAGTTGGAAGACGAGGGACTAAATCGACAATCTCTGCTATGATGGCAGCTAATGATATGAAGGATTTGATTTGTCTTGGAAATCCGCAGCAGTATTACGGAATGCAAGAACGTTATCCGATCCATATTCTGCATGTTGCAGCAAAAGAGAGTCAAGCGCAGGATATGTTTGCTATTACAAAGAATATTATAAAAGGAACGAAGTTTTTTGATCGTTACATAAATTTCAAAGACGACAATACGCAGGAACTCGGTTTCTTCTCACCATATGACCTGTTAATGAATGAACGCATTAAACGGGAAAATCTCATGCTGCCGAGAGGGGTGCAGCGAAAGAATTTATTACCTGGTAGTCTCAAGATTGAATCTGTCACAACTTCTGGTGCGACCAATAGAGGAAAGGCAATAAAAACGCTGATCCTTAGTGAGCTGGCACACTTTCAATTTGCAAGAACCGACGATCTAGATTCAGTGTATTCAAGCAGCAATCAAACCGATCACGCTATTGTTACAGCTCTTGTGCCTTCTGTGAAGGACTTCGGCGAGGATGGAGTTGTTATAATTGAAACCAGCCCATCAATAAAGGCCGGTGAAGCATACAAGTATTATTGCTTATCAGGCGGTAAGGAACAGGATTTACCTGAAGGAATGCACCCAGATGATATTAAACCACTGGAAGGCTATCAATGTGTGCAATTTGCTACTTGGGAAGTGTCGCCCATTATAACATCAAAAGAACAGTTGCGTGATGAATTTATAAAAGATCCGGTATTCGCGGAGATGGAGTACGGTGCTCATTTTGGCAACCCTGCTGCTCAGTTTGTTCCCGAAGCGGTTATTAATTTAGTTCCTGTTCCAGGAAGATCAATATCTCGCTTTAACAACGGAACGATTCGTTACTGTATTACTCTCGATCCTGGTGGGAAGGCAAAAAGAAAAGCAGCGGATACCTATGCAATAGCTTGGGGACACTATGAGTATGAAGATTATGACCAGAACAAGGTGCATTATTATGTCGATGGAATGCATGGATTTGATGCGGAGTTACGTCAGCTACCAGGAGGCGCGATAGAACAAATTACAGTCGATCCCGATGTAGTAATTAACTTCGTATTAGATCTTGTAAGGGATCTCGGTGGAGCAAACTTCATTGACGAGATAGCTTTCGACCAATTTGAAAGCACTGCTCCAGTTTCAAGATTACAGTCTGTAGGCTTGCCTGCAATAGAAACAACATTTACAAATAAGTACAAAATGGCCATTTTTGGCGCGCTCCTCTCAGAAATGGAGACGGGACACTTGCATATGTACGGAGACGATGCAGGAGGCTATGTTGCTCGATGGAAATTAGAGATGAAGTATTTACAGCGTGTCATTTCTGGCAATTATATTTTTTATTCTCATCCTACAACAGGCCCAGTACAGCATGATGACTTCGCCAGTGTAGTGGCCAATCTTGTATATCGCCTCTCATTAAGAGCAAAGCCAACGAAACAGACGACGCAGGAACTTGCCCGAAAAGGCTCAAAACCTGTATACTCTCCGCAACATCTTGTGCCTATTGCTGGGCCGAGGTTATTTAGTACAGGAGGTGTAACTCCGATTGATAGATTGCGGAAAAGAGGAAGGTAATGAAAGTTAGTGTATTATAATAAATGAGAAACGCATATGGATCTAACAACAAATTTCGACGCAGTAGCAACCGCTATTAGAAATAAGTTGCAGGTATCACTTTCCTATCAAAAGAAGACCACAGGCGAGATTGTTCAACATACTGGAGGAATCTACGAGATAGGGGCTAATAAATCTGGTGAAACTGTGATTTGGCTATGGGACACTATGAGAAATGATACCATAAGACAGTTCTTAGTCAGCAATATTATCGATTTTCAAGTTCTTAATATTCCGTTTCAAACAAACGGAATGTGGCCACTAAAGATCAACGGAGAAATTGTAGGAGTGTGAATGAAAGTCATTTTATTTTTTAATGAGCAGCAAGTTACATTTGAGGCTTCCTCTCTTGAAGCCGTGTATGGTGGGATAGAGGGGGCAGATTTAGCCTTCTCTTTCTCCCTCGAAGACAAGGCGGTCGAGAAAGCGGTACAGGATGTAGCGAAAAGACTCGCTACACTAGGTTCCGCTGCCGAGCCAGAGTCGCAAGCGGAAGGCGCGGCATCCGAGGAGACAGTACAGCAACGTAATGAGAGGTTAAAAGCGAAAAATATTCCTGCTCTCGGCGTGGCGTCTCCGACCGAAGTAGATAGTCTGAGTTCACCTGTTCAGTCCTTCAGTTTTCAAAATCTTATATTCAGCCCTTTGCATCAGAGTAAATTAAAAGCCTTTCGAACAACCAAAGCAGTTGAGTTTATGTCTACTCCTGTTTCGGGCATGCGAATGGTAGGAGAGACATTTCTATCGACAAATGCTCATGCGTTTGAAGAAGAGAACTGTGTAGAGAATGCAATTTCTGAATTGGTAGATCTTGAAGCAAATTACTTAATAAAGCTAAGAGAAGCTTATCCTGAAGCCAAGTTGTGGCAGGGACACATGCCCCAGTTTACGCCAGCTCCTCCTAATGAAAAAGATCGTGAAACCTTTAAAGTAACAGAGAAGATAACAGCCTATGCGCTCACACCACGTTAAACAAGCTGATTTATACTTTAACACTGTTTTTACTGTTGTGCCAGCTGGATTCAATCCAGTAGCATTCGGTATCCTTCCACAAGACCAGCACATCAATCGCAAGTATGTGGTTGTATGGGCTGATTACGACTCTATAAAGGGTTTTGATGACAGAGAGAAGTGGAGCATTTGGGAAATACGATTGTCAGATAAGGACAAACAAGAGCTTGTGCATCTGCCAGGAAACAGTGTGTTTGGATTGCAGTATGTTTCGAATCGATGGCCAATGCGACAGATCAAATCAAGACCTGCAACTGACAAGGAAGACTGAGTGCTTGTAAGTATAATACATTGGATGAACAATCCCCCTTGGAAATGGCTGGTTGTTCTTATCATCGGGCTAACTACTTCACTCGTAATTGTTGTACGTACCATGCAAAGGCAAGCAAGAGAGCTTGCATTGATAAAACAGCAATCGCATCAAAATGAGTTAGCCTACCAGCAACAGCTGCAACAAAAGGCGGATTCAATACAAATTCTTGCTGTGCTAAGTACAAATCTTGAGCATGACAAGAAGAAGATGTTAATATACATCCAGCAGATGCAGGTTGTGTTGGATAGTTTTAAAAATAATGGCAATGCGCTTGCTAATACTCTCAAGGATAGCGCAGGAAACAAGTACGTCAGAGTCAATTTTGAGGGACAGGTAAATAAAGTTTTCTTTTACCATGGTTACACGGAGTATTATTTGCCTCCTTCGACTCTCGCTCCCTCCTATCAGTTAACGGGTGTATTTGCACCTATTCTTACTACTGACTCATTATTTTATGACTATGCAAATAAATTGCTCCTATCAAAGACCTCTTCTCTTGTTCCTGGGATCAAGATACAAAATGTACATGTTTACATCGATTCGAGCGTGTATAATGGTCTCATGACCGTGGTAGAAAACAAAACTGTGCAGACAGTACNCGCTTTTCCTCCACTTGGCGTGCTTTTGAGAGCGAATTTAGGTTTTGACAACGTAAACAGNAGCAATCATACCATCAATCTTAACCTTGATGCAAGTGCCATGTTGTATTATAAGTATATGAACATCACTTATTACCCCTTTGCTAGGTATGTATCACTTGGCGTATTTTACAATCTTGACATAGCAAAAATAGCTTCAAAGCTCTTTTGATTCTTTTCGCTATAATAGCTAATTATAAGAGAATCAAATTGTAAAACTTAGGTAGCATATGGCAGATTTTAAGCAAGCATTTAAAGACACAAGTAGCAATGAAGGAGGTTATAGTAATAATTCAAGCGATTCTGGAGGGGAAACCTACAGAGGAATAGCTAGGAAATGGCATCCGGACTGGAAAGGCTGGACTCACATTGATGCCATAAAGCAGCGTCTTTCTATAACGAATACGTTGGACTGTGACAACGATACCCGTCGAAAGCTCGAATTGGCACTTAAAGCTGATGAAGAATTGTCCACCCTTGTACAAGAGTTTTATAAACAGAATTATTGGGATGCTCTTAATCTTGACAATGAGGTTAGCCAACAAGTTGCAAATAAGCTGTTTGATGTTGCGGTAAATATGGGTTTGGCCACTGCGAGAAGTTTCTATAAAGAGGCAAAGCAGGCATGACGAGATACTTATTTATCTTTTTTGTTTTTTGTTTCTTTTCTTGCGGTTCTGATGGTAATCGCGGGGGNGTTGCAAATGAGAAACCCGCTGTGCAATATGTCAAAGATCTTCAACACGAGAATGACAGTCTACGTACACTTGTTGACAGCCTGAGCAAGTTCTGCGACAGTCTAAAAGTTCTATATAACGGACAAATTATGACATGTAAGATAACAGAACTGCAAATTAAGCGTTATGCAAAAATTGTTAAAAACAATCCAAGACAAGCGATCTTTTTAGAGGGCTGGATAGACAGAGCCTTTAGAGACGCTATAGGAAGGCCATTAAAATGAAGCTAAACGCGGTAGCTACCTTCGAGGTAGAAAATATCTCCTTCGGCGAGTTAACGGGAAAAGAAAGACGATGCGCGGAATGCCATCAGTTAATTACGGAAGGAGAGGAAGTCGTTATATTCTGCTTAACAAAGTATGAAAACGATAAAATAGAGTTGAACGATAATCTCATCTTTCTTCACTTAGCGGCTCCTTCTCAAAAAGGTTCCTGCGTTGCTGAGTATGTCGAAAAGGTTATCGCAAGCACCGAGTATGAAACTCCGACGCAAAGCAATGCCTTGCCTCCAGCAGAGAAAAGTGACTCAGCCGCCACACCAGCAACTGGTTCGTAAGACAATGCGTAGACGAGCGAATACATATCAAGATACAACACCTGATACTGGAAGACAACCAGAGGATATGGACTTTGCGCAACCTTATGACGATGAAGAGTTGCGCAGAGGCGGGCCTAACAAACAACCATATCAGTTTAATACCGACTGGTATGCTTATGCAGATGAAGATCAGCTGGAAGACAGTAGTCCTAGTAATAGATACGACAATGACATCCGACTTGTTAGTTCGCTTAAACTTGTATCTTCACAGGATCCTAGCTTTGATTATGATACTACAAGGAACAATTGGCTTTGGGAATATGAACCTACTGCGCCTGCACTAGATAACAGTACAGATAGACAAATCTATGATAGTGATAAGAATCCTGATGTCGGAGAACAAAACTGGGAGCATGATA